GGGATCAGGTCGGGGATCAGGTCAGGGCTCAGGTCAGGGCTCAGGTCGGGGATCAGGTCGGGGCTCAGGTCGGGGATCAGGTCGGGGATCAGGTCTGGGATCAGGTCTGGGCTCAGGTCTGGGATCAGGTCGGGGCTCAGTTGAAAGACGCCGTTTACAACTCCTACGGCGGCCAACTCTACGGCGCCGATTTCAGCGCCTACATCACGTTTTTCCGCGATGTCATGGGTTGGAAGAATGATGCTCTCGACAAGTTCTCCGTGTACGAAACGCTGGCGCAGAACTGCGGCTGGTGCTGGTGGCATCAGAACGTGCTGGCGATCAGCGATCGTCCCCGCGTGATCAACCGTGACAATCGCAACCGCCTGCACTGCGAGAACGGCCCGTCAATTGCTTACCGCGACGGCTGGGCGCTTTACCACTGGCATGGCGTTCTGGTCCCAGCCGATGTGATCGAAGCGCCTGAAGGAATTACCGTTGAGCGCATCCGTTCTGAGCAGAACGCCGAAGTCCGCCGCGTGATGATCGAGCGCTACGGGTACTCGCGGTATCTGGACGATGCCGGTCTGGTCTTAGTTGACAGCCGCCCCGAGGATGACCCGGTGATCGGCCTTCGCACGGCTCGCCTGTTTCGTGACGATGCGAACGAGATCGTCCTGCTGGATGTTCTGAACAGCACTCCGGAGCCGGATGGTTCGGTGAAGCGCTATACGCTGAGCATCGACCCTACTTCTTATGGGGGCCGCGCCGGGCGCGAAGTGCTGGCGGCTTCTGCGTCAACGTGGCGCAAGGCCGACTATTCCCTGTACTTCGCTAAACCCGAAGACTACCAACCGAGCGCGGAGTCCTGATATGCCAACGAAGAAAGTCGAATCCCTGCGGCGCAAGCTGCAGAAACTGAAAGGGTCGCACGCTGACAAGGCCGTGCTGTTGGGTACGTCGGCGTCGTGGGTGACGAAGTTCCAGCGCGGTGAAATCACGGAGCCGCGGGCCGAGCTTTATGAGCGGCTGATCGAGGTGCTGAAATGATCCACCCATTCTGGCAAGTCCTGACCTCCTACGGCTTCGTGCTTCTGGTCTGCGTCCTGACCATTGCTGCCGTGGGGTTTATCCGCGTTCGGATTGACCGTCGGCAGCGTGCGAAGCGTATGGCGCGCGAACTGACCCCGAGCGAGCAGGCTGCGCGGTATCGTGCGCTGTCGGCTGATGCGGTTGATGCGGCGCGGAACAGGGGGCAGGTATGAGCAAGTACCTGACTGCGGATGATGTCCGGTTGCTGATCGTTCGGCGGTGCGCGAGGTCGACGCAGCACGCGGTAGCGAAGGAGGCCGGGATTTCCGATGCCCACCTGTCGGGGATCATCAACGGCAGGAAAGAGCCGTATGGGGCAATACTGAAACTGGTCGGCGTCGAGCGGTTCGTTGGCTTCCGCGAAACCGGGGCTTGACAGTGATTGTCTTGTCGGATAATGTCCATAACAACGAAGCCCCCATTGCGGGGGCTAAGTTGGGAGGGTTAAACCTCCTTGCCATGCCTAACTTTCTCAGGGCTCTGCATGGCGCGAACCTGATTCTACCTCGCGCCAGCGTTCCCTTTCAAATTCAGCATGGCCGGACTCGCGCTTATGCGTCGGGAACAGCCAGGACTGCCATTGTGCCTCCGACCCTGTTTCTCTCGATTGGGCCTCCGTCCGTGACTGGCTCCGGGACAATGGGACTGTCGATACCGGATTGCGAAGCTAGCGAAGGACCGCAGACAGGGGCCGCTACAAGGCCTGAACCTTCAAGACTGGGATGTAGCTATCCAGTCCAACCGATACGCCGGGCGGCTCCGGAAAGCATCGGGAGTAAGCCTAAACCTGCTCTCTAGCGGGTAAGGGCTTACTTCCCTCCACAACCAGGCTCACCAGAAAGCATCGATGAAGGAGAAACCAGAGTGACGACACCCTCCGCTAAGGAAGCCCTTGAGGTTCTGCTGATCTATGCCCATGACGGCGCTAAGACGCGCTATGCGGGTGACGAAGTGGATCGGATGGCCTCAACCCTCCGAGCCTTCATCGAATCCGCTGGTCGAGATGCGGAGCGGCTGGATTGGACTCTGGCGAATCGCAATTTCTGCGTTCAAGGAAGCGGGGCCAATGGCTGGGTAGTAATGGACTGCCGCAATGGTCTGACGTTCTTCACTGATCGCTGCGCTACGGCGCGCGGCGCAATAGATGCCGGGATGCTCAAGACCACCAACCCCCATGGCAAGGAGACGGGATCGTGAAACTGACGAAAGAGCAGATCGAAGAAATGAGGGCTGTTGCCATGCCGTTGATGCGCTGGATGGCTGACAACTGCCATCCGCATTGCACGGTGATCCTCGACTCCACCAGCGCCGAAATTGTCGAAGGACTGGCGATGGTCAAGAACCCGGAGCCAATCTCGTGAGCGTGCTTGGCGAGCGTCACAAAACTGTTGGCGCGAACGGCGAAGGGCTGTGCTCGGTCCCGATGTGGTGCGGCGGCGGGCCGGCTGGATTCTGCGACAAGCCAGCCTATGGCGAGCGGCCCGATGCCCCGACTATCACGCGCTGGGATGGTCACCAATATCGCCTTGACTGCAAGTACGCCGGATACGTCCCCGGCCTTGCCTGCAAGGGTCATGGAGGCCCAGACAAACCCCAGGAGAAGCCCCATGACTGACCCAGAGACGATTGCCCGGACGCTGAGCGAGCGGGGTGCCGAAGTTGCTGAACTGGCAGCGAGAGCTACGCCAGGGCCATGGCGGCTAGGGGCTGATCTATGGACCATCTGTGCGCCAAACGAGCGAGGTCTGCGCGGATTTGCGGCCACGATTGTTAGGACAACTGTGGGGAAGTGGGCAAAACCCGAGGAGCATTTAAATAACCTCGAATTGATCGCTCACGTACCAGCTATGGCGTCGCTGATTTCGGATCAAGCCCGCACCATCGCCCACCAGTCCGCAGAGCTTGAGCGGATGGGGGAGAGGGTGAAGGAGTTGGAAGTGGCGCTGGAACTGTTCGCTCGCCTTGAAATCCCCGCGAAGCCGACTGGCAATGCCGGGTTCTTCAGCATCCCGTTCAGCAGAATCGCCGCCGCTCGTGCCGCCCTCAACCCCGCACAGATGGGGGGAAGGGGAATGAGCGCCAAGCAAGATGCGTTAGATGTTCTCCGCGCCATTGAAGCCAATCTGATCGCTGACTGTGAACGGCCAGTACAGGTTGGATTGCTCCGAGAGTTCATTGAATCGGCTGGTCGAAATTCAGCGCGCTACGAATGGATAGCAGCACATGCCGAAGCGATCCAAGGTCTGAACTTCGACTGGCACGCCGCTGACGGCAATTCCAAGTGGGGTGAGCACGATCCGACTCTGGACGCCGCCATTGATGCCGCCCTTGCTGCGCGCAATGGGGGTGATCTGTGAGCGCCGTATTCAGTGATTGCCGGACCTACCGTTATTCCCTGACGCGCTGGTGGGCGGGCAGCGCAAGGGTGCCGGGAGTGGATGTCATGTTCGTCGGCCTCAACCCGAGCACCGCCGACGAGACGAACGACGATCCGACTATCCGGCGCTGCATCGGCTTTGCGAAGGCTTGGGGATTCAGCGGGCTGGTAATGACCAACCTGTTCGCGTTCCGCGCAACCGACCCGAAGGACATGAAGCGCGCCGCTGATCCGGTCGGCACTGAGAACGATGAAACCCTCGTGAAGTTGGCAGCCTGCTGCGGCCTCGTGGTTGCAGCTTGGGGCGCTCATGGAAGTTACCGAGGCCGGGACCGCGAAGTCCGCGCCCTGCTTCCGAATCTCCACTACCTGAAGCTGACGAAGGACGGGCACCCGTCGCACCCGCTGTATCTGCCCGGCGATCTGACACCGCAGTTGTGGGCAGATGCCGCCCTCGCTGAGCGCAATGGGGGTGATCTGTGAGCCGCAAAACGCTGACGCAGCAGTATCGCGAAGTAAGTCGCAAGCGCCACGGCTCTGATCGCTGGCACTTCTGGCGGTCTGAGAGTGTTCGCCGATGGCCGCATCGCATCTTTTGGGCGTCTTGGAAATCACCCATGCCCCCCACCAAATCAGCAGAGAGGGATTGAGATGAGCGAACCGACCAGAGACGAGAAAATTGCATGGATGGCTGTTTGGGCCGCTAAGAATGGGCTTCAACTTGTCCTTGAGGGTGAGTGTGGGTTCGGCCGGGAATGCGTAGGCGTTTCAACCGACGGCCAGTACCCCGAGTATCAATGGTACGACGATGAAACCTATGAGCGTACTGATAACAACGGCCAAGTCTGGCGCCCTGAAGATGCTTATCACAAGTCAGATTGTGTAGCTGTCCTGGGTCGCGGGGAATCGGCTGAAGCTCAGTTGTACGAATGGCTGCGATGGTTTGATGCCAACGGCTTCGAGCTTGAAACCGGCGATGTCCCAATCTCTAAAGAGAACGCGGGGATTGCACCTCTGCTTATCGCACTGGGAAAGCATCGTTACGCGCGCATGGTCAAGCCATCCACCGGACCCCAGCCATGAGCGAAGACAGGCCACGAATCCCCACATCGCGCTCAAAGCTGATGCCGCGATTTGAACTCGACCATAGGACGCAGATGCTCCATTCGGTCAACCACAACGACATTCCGCCGATCCCGGTCGAAGTTGAATGGCGGCACCAGCAGGAACTAAGGCAAGCGATGTACGGATACGGAGAGTCAGCGCCATGGGCGAAGAAACTAATCGGGTGGCTAAGGTCATGACCCAATCATCCAAGGACGTAGTAGAGGCTCTGGATCGGGCGATTCAAGAGAACGAGCGAATGATTCGGGCCAACGCCTGCGCTACTGATCATCGTGAGAACTTGTGCGCTGCCGACATAGCCACCCTCCGCGCTCACAGGGATGCGCTATTGCTGGGTGGATGGCGGCCGATCAGCGAAGCCAAGGAAGGCGTGCTGTACGTTGTCGGCTGGATTGACCCAGATGACGGCTTTGATCGGCAAGCCTTCGACTCCATTGAGGATGGCGTCTGGGAAAGGCATGAGGACAGCTATCAACACTATCGCTCGGTAGCGTTCGATGGCCCCTGCCGTGGGCCGATAGAGCAAGCGCCTTACACGCACTGCATTGAGTTGCAGCCCCTTCCGAAATCAGAGAACCCGACCAATGGATAGCATCGAGAATGTGATCGCTGAGATGCGAGGCTATGAGTGTGGGGCCAATCACACCGAGTCGAACGAGAATATCGCGGGTTGGGCAGATCGACTGGCCGCGCTCGCCAGTGCGGAGGGGCAGGGGGCCGGTATCAAGTTGGCTCCAATCACAGAAGATGATCAGCGATGGCTCAGCGATAACCCGAACACTTCGGACATCGTTGAGTGGATCACCAATTACGCCAATGGCGCGGTCCTTGCAAACACCCACCCTGCGCCCGCTCAGGGGGTGCCAGACGTTCGAGCTGCGGCGCATAGGTTCCTAAATGTGCTGACGGCTTACAACGAAGCCACAAAGGTCGGTGCTGGCTGGGCGCGTCCGCAGAGCCTTTCCGTCGGAAATCCTATTGCTGTTGAATATCGCGAGGCGCGTGCTGCTCTGGATTTGCTGCTCTCCGCATCACCCACCGCCACCCAGCATCCGGGAGAAGGCAGCAAGGGGGTGGACTGGAAGTTGGTTCGGGAGGTCGGCCCACCAACTGATGGCCTGTATGTCGCGGTCTACGAAGATGGTGACAACTATCCGGTAGCTCTCTGCGCCTACGGACATTACGAGTTCAACGACATCCACAACGAACACCCGGATGCCGACAGCGAGGGCGTCGTGCGCGGGTTCGGCTGGACAGAAACAGCCGAGGACGCGAGCGCTGACAGCTTCATCTTCCAGCGAAAGGTCGTCGCCTACCTGCCGACGAATTTCGATATGCGCGATGAAGGCATGAAGGCACTGCGCGCCATCCTCGCCACCCAGCCCAGCGTGAAGGGAGGTGGAGGATGAAAACTCTCTACGAAGCGAAGGACGGGCGCGTATTCAACTCAGAGCGCGGTTGCCTTGACCATGAGCGCATCCTCGATGGCTGGCTCTACAAATGCCCTGCCTGCAAAGGGCGCGGGCGGATCGTCACGGGCTCAATCCAGACCAACACGGAACCGGAGGAATTCAGCTTCGGCAACATTGGCTGGCGACCTCAGTACGACGAAGTAACCGAGCACTGCCGCGCGTGCGACGGCGAAGGCTACTCGAAAACGCCATTCAAGGAAGTGACGAAGGTTGTGCATTCCCACTGGGAGCGCACCAAGGGAGACAGCCATGACACCTGACCAGAAGGAGCAGATTCGCAAGGAGTTCGAGGAGTGGATGGAGACTCAGCCAGTGCGATTCTCAGAACGCGACATGGCATGGGCTGCATGGCAAGAAGCCCGCGCCCGCGCCGAGCATGAAGGCGGGAAACCATCTGCCAATCTCGACGCAATCCGCGATGCCATCGAAGAGCGGGACGCGGCCATCGAGAAGTGCGAACTGCTGGCGAAGGAAATGGTCTATCGCGGCAACAGCGTCAGCTACATCTACGACAAGAACGAGAACCGTGGCAGGGTCATCAGCGATGCCTGCGGCGCGTTGACCAATGCCGGTATCGCAGTCGGCACAATCGGGCTGGTCGAAGGGATCAAGCAACTCGCCGCCCTCTCAGCCCAACCTGCAAGCGCGGCGGTGCCGGAGTGGCTGGTTGAAATGTGCATGGCCACTGAATCCGTCACGCCGACGACAGACATACGGGCCACTGTCGAAGCGCTAATAAACTGGCATGTCAGCGTAGACCGGTCCGCAGCGCAGGAACATCGGCAATGAGCAATACCGAATTGCCGGCGTCCGTTACTAAATGGGATTGGTGGTGCGATATACGGCAGAACCCAGAACACCCGGCGTTCAAGGCTGGTGCGCTGGCGTGTCGAGAAACAGACGGTGAACCGGGCCAAGCGGTTAATCCGCATCCGGAAGGGCCGAACTTCGGTCAATGGAATCTGGGATGGACGTGGCAACTGGAGAGACTGGATGACGCGTGATCTAGGCTTGCACGATGTGGTCGCTCAATATCCTGAAGCGGACAAGGAGCTTCAACAGCTCTATGACGAGATCGCACAACTTCGCGCCGCCCTCCCACCGCCTGCGGCAGATGAGGGGTAGAGGATGAAGCATTACCGCGTTGCCAATCTACAAGCTGTCAGACGTTCTATAGCGCCAATTCTGCACCTAGAACACTGCTCGCATCCTCTGCACTGCCGTCCTGTATTTCTTCACCGAAACAGCAATCAGCGCCGGGTCAATATCCATTGACCTGGCGACATCGCACTGACGCTCATCGTAGACCAGCACCCGTTTACAAGCATCGCGCGATCGGCCATGGCTGCGCATGATCCACGCCATGAACTCGAATTGTTGCTCCGTCAGTTCCATCTGACCCCCGGACACACTTAGCCCATGAATCGCATTGTGCGCTACCAGACACACGCGCACGCTCCTCCACGCCCCTAACGGAGCATTGGTATGGAACACGAGGAAGAAGAGGAACAGGTAGCGCCAGAGTCAGTCGACGAAGCGCCTTTAACGACTGCCGCGGCGGAGGTCGAAACTCCAGCGGCACCAGTAGGAGAACACACAATGAGCGAAGGAATCAACACGGACAAGGTAATCGTCAATGCTGGCGGCGGATCGCCGCAGGGCTACGACAACGGCGGGGACCATGCGGCCCTGGTGGCGGCAATTCTCGGCAACCGACAACCTCAGAATGACGGACTGATGGGTGGTGGCGGCCTCGGCGGCATCCTGATCGGCGCGCTGCTCGGCGGTGGCCTGTTCGGCAATCGCGGGCGCGACGGTGAGCGCGGTTTCGGCGGTGAATGTGCCCAGAAGTCGGACATCCTGATGAATAAGCTTGGCGACATCCAGGCATCTGTGCCGCTGGCCGAGGCCCAGGTTCAGCTTGCCTTGGCCGGCGTACAGAATGGGCTGAGTTCACTTGCCCAGACCAACGTGCTCAAGGTGCTCGACGGTCAGACGCAGCTGATGCAGGGCCAGAACGCCACAAACGTGGCTCTGCTGGCTGGGTTCAACGGCGTGCAGCGTGAAATCTGCGAAGCCAAATCGGCGCTGTCGTCTCAGATCGGCACTGAGGGTGATCGCACCCGCGCGCTGATCAACGACATCAACCGGGAGGATCTGAACCGTCAGCTTGCTGTCGCTCAGGGCGCACTGGTTGAAGAACGCAGTTTCCGCCGTACCCGCGACTCGGAAGTGAATGTCACGCAGACGGTCAACCAGAACCAGGCACAGGCACAGGCGCAAGCCCAGGTGCAGGGCCTTGTCCATGGCTTCAACCGCCTGTCGGATCGTTTCGACATCCTGAATCAGGATAATCAGTACATCCGGAACGTCCAGAAGACGGTCAGCTTCGGCGGCGCGGCAACGTCCAACAACGCCAACACTCAGACCCAAGTTTGAGCGGAAGGCGTTGGGAGCCTCGGCAGGAGAAATCTTGCCGGGGCTTTTTTGTTGGAATAAACTGAGCGGGTAGCATCTTCAATGAAGCAGTTCAGGGGCCGACTTATCACCGGCTTCGTCGGTAGCTCAGGCGGTAGAGCGGCGGGAATAAACGGGTGATTCCGTTGTGCCCGTGTCAGCGCTGGTTCGATCCCAGTCCGGCCTGCTTCATTGAGGGTGAATGCGTAGCGCATCTGCGCGCGTGCTAGCGGCCTGCAAACCCATAGGAGCACGTATTAGCCGGAGATCAGCACCGGCCATCCTCTTAAACGCAAAAAGCCCCGGATTTCGAGCCCGGGGCTTCACGTCTGCACCGCTTGCAGATAGCGGGTCGGGGTAGATGCGTGTGAGAGCTAGCCCCTGATGGACGGCATGCTGAACCTGACAGCGCGGATTGTCAAACCTCAGTTCCGCCTGTTGTTTCCAGTCCGCCGCTCATCGCCCCAATGAAGATGCCTTGGCGCGCCATCCTTCCACAGTGGCGAATGAGACATTAGCTCGACGACTACGCCGAAGCTGAATAGGACCATCAGCGGCGGCGTCATGAGCGGCCAGAAGATCGGGGAGACTGCCCAGGCGATTGCGCCGGTACCGAGTAGGGCCAGCCCCCAGCGGACCATCCAGAACGTCCGATGCGACGTCACCCGTAGACGCTCCACGCAGATGCAGAAGATCCACGCGCACAGGATCAGGTTGGTTATGGTCCAGATCATTCCTTGTTACCCCATCTTTGCAGGGCCATGTCTTTGACCTTTGGTAGATCCTCAACAGCGTATGCAATGAGGAAAGCGGCCAGGCCCAGCCAACGGTAGAACTCGACGCCTGTCGCGGCGCTTAACCATGACGCGATGACGCCGGCGGCAACGGATGCCACGGCCACGCCGCGGAAGATGAACAGGGCGATGAACCAACGCGACCGCGCCGCATCTGGCTGCATCTTCGACAGGGCCACCAGGGAGCCGAACAGGGCGGCAAGGACGATGATGGCGTATTCCCCATAGATCGGCGTAGCAGCCGCCAAGGGGATCGCTGCTGCGATTGCAGCCGGGTCAGGTTTTGCGCTCACGTTTTGCCCCCATGAACAGATAGACCAGAGCAGCTGCGGCAAACAGGATGTAAGGCAGGTTGCCGAATTGCTCTACGCATAACCCTGACCATAGCGGAACGATCACTGCGGGATCGCTGATCAGACCACATACCGCAGTCTGCGATTCCTCGAAGATTCCAAGCCAGCATGCCAGTACCCAGATCATGCGGTACGGCCCCCGTCCTTGGGGATACTGCAACAGCAGGGCGAAAAGGATTGCGCCCTCAAAGCCACGCAGAATGTAGAAGCTCCATGACGACATCTGATCAATCGTCATGGAGCCGTTATCCGCTGCCAGCGCCATGTACGGGTATCCGTAGTGCGTCAGCACGATCAGGCAGAGCAGCATGACAGCGGGGATTTTCACTTGCGTTTCGGGGGCTTCTTTGGCCCCGGCCCGCCAACTGAGCCCTTCGGTTCCTTCGCCATGTCGCTCTCCATCAAATGGGGCACGAGCCCCGACACTGCATTCTAGCGGCTGGTGTTCGCGTTATGGAAATCCCGGATGGCGTCCAGCCGGTTCAGTTCCCCGGAACAGGCTGCAAGGTCATCGGCGATGGCCTGGGCGAACTCTCGATCTGCTTGGTCTTGAGCTTCGCGGCCGGGTAGTCCAGATACGCCGGCAGGGGCGGGCAGCGATAGATCACGGTCGGGCTTGCGCACGCAGACATTGTGCACGCGAGTAACAACGCGCTCGATAACCGGAGCGTCCTGCGCTTGCTGGTCAACATAGGTCGTCACGGCCTCCTGGCCGGTTTCTGCGCCACGCTTCTCGGATTCGAGCGCGGCAGCTTGCTGATCTGCGATGAAGCCTTGCAATGCAACATCCCGGTCGTGGATCTTGCCCTGAGCGCCGTACAAGGCGATGCACAGGTATGCGATGAATATCTCGCGCCAGAACTTCACGATGAACCCGCCGGCGCGCTTCAGCCATGACAGCGCGGCAAGAGCGGCGATCACGGCTTGAATACCCTTGGAGTTTTCCCGGCATGCTCTACAGAATCAACGTGCAGCCATGTCCGGGTATCGTCGGGATTCTCGATTCGCCGAACATAGGGGAACTCGTCAGGGTTCGCCATGACATAGGCGCACATCTGCGCCGGCGTGTATTTCGATGACTTGCAATCGAATGCCATGCCGCGTTTGTGAGCGGACTTGGGCGCTCCGGTTCTGGTGTCCTGTTCACGCAACCCGGATTCCTTGTACTGCCCGCCGGCGTGCCAGTTGTTGACGATGATCGGCCCGAACTTCTCGCGGATGGATTCCAGCGCACGGAGCGCCTTTTCATCGAGCAAGTTCCACGCATCATCGCCAAGGCGCTCGAAGATCGACGGCGCGACCAGCTCCTGCAGCTTGAAGTGTGGCGGCCGGTAGTTCATCGGGCCAGCGCGTTCTGGTTGTGGGGGGCCAGGGCGTTGGTCGCCATCACGCCGAGTGGATTGGCATTCTGGGCCGCACGGGTGAACAGGTAATTGTTCGGCGCGACCATGCGCTGATAGGGCTGACTCAACATGGTGTTTCTGGCGATTGTCGGGGCGAATGCCGCCATCGCAGCAGTAGTCGGCTCTATTGCGCCCATAGTCCCCAATGCACCACCACCGAGCGCGAATCCATAGTCAAGTTTGCTGACTGGATATTGCCCTTCTCCTGATGGCTTTTGCAAAGCCTTCGGGAAAGCTGATGCGGCGCGGGCGATAGTCAGCAGGTCACCAGAGAGTGGTTCCCCATTTTCTAGCATCCGCGCCAAAGCCTGCGGGTTTATCTGGCCGTTGCCGGCGTTCATTGCATCTTCGACAGAGTGCGCGGTAGCCAAGCGCTGTCGGGCCTGCTGAAACTGCGGAACGAGATCGGGTGCTGTAGCGGACAATCGCCGCTCAATCAGGTTTTCCAAGGCATCAGAAGCGCCGCGAACAGCGCGGGCCACTTCCTCACTGCCAGGAGCATCCGTTTGCGCATACAACTTGCTCGCGTCCGAGCGCAGCCGACGAATAATCTGGATCGCTGCCGGGGCGTCGAACTGCTGATTCTGAGCCATATCGCCCAGCACGTCGTCAATGCGAGTCTGCGCCAGTGCTGGTACGTTTTGCCCCATCATTCGATTCGCCGCGCCAAGGCGCTGCAAATCCTGCCGGAACGCCGCGTCAACGGCAAACGGCGGCTGCGATTCAATCGCCTGATATGCCCGGTTCGCCTCGTTGCGCACTTGGGCCAGCCCGGCAGCGTTGAGCTGATCTTCCGGCAAGCCTACCGCTCGCGCAGCAAGGCGCTGGGCCGCTTCTTCGTTACGCCGGCTGGCCGTCTGGTTCATCGTGAGGCGCCCGCTAGCACCTTCCACAGCACGCGCTGGCAGGCTCGCCCCAGTCATTGACGGCGGAATGACGAAGCCAGCCCGGCGCGCTTCACGCGCTACCGCATCCTTGCTGGCGTTCATCGCCATTCGGCGCGCACCGCTCTGCGCGGCAGCACCCACAGCGATAGGCGCGACCAGCGAAGCCGCAAACCCTGCTTCAGGGCTGCCGGTGACTTGCTCGACTGCACCGCCAGCGGTTCCAGACACACCGCCCAGCGCGATATTTGCCGCCAGTTGCCGGCCAGTTGCCGCAGGGCCAGCAATTGCGCTGGCGCCGTATTCGAGTCCCTGAGAGGCGATGCGCTGGCCCGGCGTCATGCCGGCCGGCGGGGCCGTCTCAATGCCCATCGCGCCCATTCCGCGCTGAGCGAGGTTCGGGGGCTGCAAGGGATCCGGGGCCAGGTCAGGGCGTCCGGCCGCAGTCAGCGCAGACCCTACGCCGGCAATGCCAAGATTGGCGATATTCGTCGGCGCGTTCAGGAAAGCGTCGGCCACGTTCGACAGCCCGCGGTTGATGGCGGTGCTGGCGACGTCGACATTGCGCGGCGGCTGGACCTTTTGCGCAAGGTACGCATCCGGGTCGAAGGCCGGCGCTGGGGCGGTCTTTGCCGCCAGATAGGCGTCGGGATCAAAGGCCATCACTGCACCCCGAGGGACTGCTTGATTGCGGCCGCGCGCGGGTCGCCAGGGTTGGCGTTGGCCCAGTTCAGGGCTTCGGCGTCCTGATTGGCTGCTGCAGGCGCAGTTGGCGCAGCGCCACCCGCCCCCGGCTTCGGCCCAAACAAGCCCAGCAGGGTATCGAGCGCCCGCATATTGGCCTCATAACCCATAGTCGGGTCAGTCGCGGCGGCAAGATACATCTTCATTTCCGCGTTGGAGTCCATCTGCTTGGCGCTCATGCCGGTGGCCTGCTTGATGGCCTGCAGCAACAGAGGCCGCTGCTGGATGATTGAATCCCGCAGGGATTGGTTTTGCGTGCCGAGCGCTCCGCCGATCATTTGGCCGATAGTCGACGAACTGGCCGACGCCGCCAGATTGCTCGCACCCTTTCCAGCCTGCGTGATACCTCCGCCATCACGCAACTGCCCGTAGAGGTCGCGCAACTGGGCGACTTGAGTGTCCAGATTCGCGCGACCTTCTTCGGACTGCAGATCCTTCGCCGCGGAGGTCGGCTCCTTGCCCGAAATGCCAAGCACGCCGGGGCTGCCAAGGGATCCGCCCTGATAGGTGCGCGCGTTGACGCGAAGCATGCGCTTCGGATCAGCCGGGTCAATCACCTCCGTCATTGTCGGCGCAGGCTCAGCTGCGGGCTTGTCAGCCTTCTCCGGGGACGTATACAGCACATTCGGCTTGCCGCCGGTATCCAGTTGCACCAGCGACCGGCCAACGACCTTGGGCTGCAGGGATTCGGCGAACTTCTCAGCCCCGAGAGCCGACTGTTGAATGGCGCGCTCAAGGCCGCCCGGCTGGCTCAGCATCTGCTGGATGTTCGCCATGGACTTATCGGCCGTTACGCCGCGCTCTGCCAGCAACTTGCCCAGCACCGGGTCTTGGTGATTGCCCATATGCCACTGGATGTAATCCTCCGGCGTGCGGACGTTGGCAAGAAGCGCGCGGGACTGCTCAATGGCAGACTTTGCGAGGTCGTACTTGGCCTTCTGCGCGTCGACGCCGGCCTTGTCCTGCTCCTGCAGCTGCTTGCCGTACGCGAGCCCCGGTGCGCCGAACTTCACGAGGCCTGCGCGGGCTTCCGGCTGGCTCAGATCGGTGCCTTGCAGGTACGCGCGCAGCTTGTTCCGGTCGCCCGCGTCCTGCTCTGCCGTCTGCAGGGCCATGGCGTTGAGCTTCCCGGCCTGCTGGGCGTTCTTGAGCTGGTACATCTGCGCCATGGCGTTGAGCGGGTTCTCGATCTGAACCGGCTGGACGCCTCGCGCGATATAGGGGTCGATAGCCATGATCAGCCCCCGCCGAAATTGCCGGAAACGAAGCCGGGGATGTTGCTCGAACCAGCGCCATACCCGCCGCCACCCGACAGCGCGTTCATCAGCATGAAGTTCTGGATGCCAGAGCCGATGCCGCCCAGCGCGCTATTGATGCTGTTGGCCTGACCGATGTAGCCCGATGCGCGAGCGTCGCCGGCGTTGATCGCGTTCTGGCCTGCGTTCTGCCCGAACATCCCGAGGATGTTGCTCGTGTTGTTAGCGTAATTCTGTCCCGCATTGCTTAGGTTATTGGTCGATGTCTGACTGGCGCCCATGAGGCTCTGCAACGGATTCAGCCGTGCCTGTCGCTCGGTCTGGTAGCGGTTGAAGGCGTTCATGTACTCCTGCGATGCCATCTCCTGCCCATAGCGCTGCCCTGCTCGAAGAGCCGCGCCGGACAACAGCCCTCCACGCGCAGCTGCTCCGCGATCCATCGCTTTGAGCCCTTCAGAGATACGGAATTCGTAGCCCGGATCAGCCTCGAACTGATCCATGCCGAACGGCTGAGATAGCGAGCCGAATCCTGGTTTATCCGGGCCATACCGGTCTGTATTTTGAGTGGCATATCCTGGAATTACCAGCGGCTTTGAGAGGTTCCCCCCGCCTCCAGGATTCGTTACCGAAGTCCCGTAGATCTGCTTGGCCTGATCATTACCAGTCTGCATGCGCTGGGGTCCAGACCCGGCATAATACCGGCCATCCCCAGGGTTAATCTCGTATGGCCGCGGCGCATATTGCCCCCCCGCTGGAACCGATGGACGAGGCGCAATGTTGTTTTGCGGCTGCTCGTTATATTGCGGGGTGATGCCGAGCAAGTGCATCAGTTCATTCTGAGCGGCAATGCCCCCCTGATAGCCAGGCTGCTGAAGGCCCATCTGCGTTTGCCACATCTCCCGCTGCATCGCCATCTGACGGTCGGCGATTTCCTTCTGGATGTCGGTCGCGTATCGAGACGCGGCAGCCTGTGCGTCGGCGGCATCGCCTGCAGCCTGGTTGCCTAGATAGCCGCCGATCAGATTAGTACCGATTGTTGCCGCAACGAACCATGTCATGGGATCACCTCGATAGCTTCACTGACCACCCGGTTGTGTGCGTCGAAACGCGATGATGGGTCATCTTCAACAAGTTCCTTTTCCGCGTCCTCGACGGTGGTTGCGTCGGTGCGGTGAAAGGTCATGCACACTGCATCTGTGTGGGAATAGACAGCCCGCTTCGTGCCGGGCTTGCTGAGGATGAGCTTTGGTCCAGTGACTAATTGCACGCCGTCATCGGTGGTCACTGACAAGACTCCGGACACGATCAGGTAGAAGTGCTCCTTCTTGTGCACCTTACCGATGATCAGAACATCTGCCTTTCGGAATACCTCACGGCAATACATACCAGCATGGAAATAGTGCTTTGTCTGTGGTTCGTACTGCGGGAGCTTTGAAACCTCAACCTGCAAGGCGCGCACGCGATCGACCATCGGGGTTTCTTCCCGATCTGGCAACTGCACGTCAACGCGCTCAAGGTCCATCACGTCACCATCCGCCCGGAGGCACGAATCGAAATCGCAGGGGTCGCACTGGCAATGGTGCTGATGAATCCGCCGGCGGCCAGAACATGCCCGACGATCTCGGGAAAGGTGTAGCTTTCGCCGGCCTGCAGCGCCTTAGTCTGGGTGATCAGGTTCCCGCTTGCCGCAGTCGTCGCTGACGTGACCAGATTCACGCTGATCGTCTGCGCTACCGTGTCGTAGTTGATCGCCGTGAACTTGTCGATGATCGTCGTCACGTTAGACGCAGAGGTGTACTGAGTCGTCTGCGCAGCCTCGGCAGTCTTCGACGGAATCAGCACTGATGCGGTGACGGTCATTTCAGCTCCTACACGATGCTTGTGATGATGCCACTTGTGACGGTGATTGTCTCGCCGCTGCCGGCCGTGAATACGCCTGTAGCTCCGAGATTCTGCGTTGCAATCGTACCCAGCGCGGGGGTCACTGAGATATCAAGCGACGAACCCGTACCAGGCGCGATCAGGATATTCCCGGCGCCGACCAGATTGGCAGCAACGGTCAGCGTGCCGGCCCCTGTCGTCAGGGTGATGCCGTCGCCTTCGGTCATCAGAGCTGTGGAAAAGTCCGTGCCGTTGCCGATGAGTACCTGACCGTTCGTTGGCACACCGGTGCCGAGCCCCAGCGCATCGCGCGCATCTTCAGGGTCACGATTCTCCCAGCGGCTCTGCGCGAAGTCGTAGAACAGGCTGTCGTTGTTTGCCAGCCCGGACAAGAGAACGTCATTCAAGGCGTTCAGATACGCCCCGTTGTTCATCCGCACGAAGATCGAGCCATCGGCCGCGGCGTTGACCACAAATCCCGCTTGCACCCTCAAATCCGGCGCGCTGGGTTCGACGTTGGTCAGTTCACCCGGATAGTCAGGGTCGAAATACAGCAGTTCACCGTCAGCCCAGGTCTGCGGCACGGTCTTGGTCGCACCGGTGGTATCCCAGCCCGACACGAGGCCAAACGTGGTCACGTACCCGAATTCGGCGTCTGCCGTGGTGCTGCTGACAATCCCGAGCATTTCCGCCGCGTCGACTGACCCATCTGCGTCGGCGACGTCGAATTGCAGCTGGTTCGAGGCCGGCACGGTGCCGGTACGCATCACGGCCAAACCGATTGAAGCCGTTCCACCGGTGTCATTCAGGGCATAGTACATCTGCGCCTGGCCGGTGCGCATGACCGACCCGTTCAGACCGATCCCGAGCGTCTGATCAGTCGGCAGCCATGCCGTGAAGCCGGTTCCCAGGACTACCGCAGGGGAGGGGACCGGCGAATAGCCGATGAACCTGGCATTGTCCTGCTGCACCGCTGCCATCGTCCCGAGCTCGGCGCGCGGCTGTGTTTCCGCCTCCTGCCGCACACTGGCGATCGACTGGTCATATTGGGCCAGCGACGCAGATACGTCCGGCCCCAGCTGTAGGTCTGACAACGATGCCGAGTTCGACCCACCACCGGTGAGATTGAACAGGCTGATAAACCACATGTACCACTCGCGCGTCACGTACCCGGTGCGCAGATCGATGATCGGCACACGCGGAGGCGTGACATTGGTGAGCGGGCGGCTAGGCATTGGTGCCGCTCAGGATCAGTTCGGCGCCCATGATGGCGATCTTGACCGGATCAGTGCCGGATACCTCGTACACCCGGTCGCGGATCTTGTCGGTCATGCCCAGGCGGCGCCAGATGACCCGAGTCCCATACCGGCCAACCTGTCCCATAGGCACCCAATGTTCGCTCGACCACGTATGGCCACCGTCATCGGACCAACGGAGCATGACTTGGGGATTTGAGCCGGTCCCATTGTTGAGCCCGACGCCTGTTTCGATGTCGAGCTGCAAACTGTGGTGCACGGTGCGCTTGAGGTTGTTCTGCCCCGTGGGCAACGCGCGCCAGGATCGCAGCCACTTCATCGGCTCGAACAGATCCTCGTATTCGTTGAGGTCGAGGTAGTAGAGGTTTGACCTCTCATAGTCCCCGACGATGATCTGGTTGTTGAATACCACCTGACAGTTCGCGCGATGGCGAGTGAATAGCCCGTTTTCAAACCCGGCACGCTCCGCCCATGATTGGGTAGAAGCATCATAGACCCAGGTCGTATCCGCATCGGTGAAGTTCAGGACGTAGAAGCTATGCCCGTCCTGCTGATAGGTGTAGGCCACGGCATCCGACAACGTGCCGTACTGCTGAATCTGCCACTCGACAGCGTGCGTCGAGACGCGCACGGCCTTGTAGCCTTCCGCCCGGTACACGATGCCGAAACCCCGAGCATCTGCCCCCAGCCAGAAAATGCCGTTATCCATCTTGGCGACGGAATAGGGGGCGATACAGCCCACTTCGTTGAATGCGCCCTGTACCGGCTGCAGCGGGAAGTCGAGCGTCCCGGCGTCGTACCACACCTCGACGGTGCTGACGCCAAACACCCATATTTCCCGGTGATCGACAATCAGCGCCACGACGCCATCCGGTGAGCCTTCCGCGCTCGCAAATTCCAGCGGGTCGATTGCCGTGCCATCGAGCAAACTTGTCACCCAGATTCGCTGACTGTTCGGCTCGTTGAACACAAAATAGCCGTCGATGTACCCAACCGTTACCGCGCCGGGGAAATCAGGGTCCGTGATCTGCTGGAATACGCCGGTCGTGGCGTTGTAGATGTAGCTCGGGCCGTTTGCAGCAACGAATAGCTGCGTCCCGTTGTCAACCATGCTTACCGGGCCGGTGCCGGCGATTGCTCCCAGAAGGAGCGGGGTATCGTTGGAATCCCAGCGGTACAGTTCATTTCCGACCACTTCGTACATGTACCCGCCGAATGCCCACAGCCCGCGGACAGGGCCGTCGCCTACATATATCTTCGTCCTGAGACCCGGCGTGCGCGTCAGAAATGCAGGCTCCTTGCCGCCTTCCGGGACGATTTCAGGGTAGAGGTTGATCATCCGGTTCGCCGCGGCATTGACGCTGCGGGCGACGTAGGATGAGCCGAGAATGGGACTCTTCACTGCGGATATCCGGTGAAGATATTGAACCTGCCGCGCTTCGCAACCAGCGTGTACGGCATCGACATGACATCCATCGGGTTGTTGATGCGCTTCAGGTCGCGTTTGCTGATCATCGCAATGCGCTGCACGGTTGAGGACGGCTCTACCCCGAATTCAGCGGCGATCTCGCACGCCAGGTTGAACTTGAACGCGCGCAGATAGCCGGGCGGGAAGGCCAGAGTCGTCGACAGGTTCGCCGGCTGCGTCAGCGGCTGGACCGACACGATGCGGAACTCAAGGACTGACGTCGGCACCGGGTACACGAACATCTCGATATCCGGGTGCGTCATGCTGACGTACATCACCTGGGGGTAGGTGCTTGTCACGGTCTTGACCGCAATGGCGTTGTACATCTCCTGGTTGATCAGCTGAATTGGGAAGGAAATGTTATTGGCCGGACTCCAGAAATAGGTCGAACCATCGACCAGAATCGGCCGCGTCCCGACGAAATCGCCCGTAGGCCCGAGCGTGCGGGAAATGACGTTCGGCGGCCAGTTGAATACCTGGGTTTCAGTGCAGAACACTGAAAGGCGCTCCGTGCTCCACGAATCGATCATCTGATTCATGGCGTCGAGTGCATCGCTGGCCGTGTCGGCCGACGCTGATTCACCCTCCGCAAGTTGACCAATCAAGCGGAGCGCGCCGTAGATCTGGTCCCGTGCGGTGGTCATGCTTAACCCTCAGTTTTGCGCGGTCTGCCCGGCTTTCGTGGTGCTGCGAGCGCGTTTACAGCAGGTTCATCCGAGACAGCTTCAACGGCAACGGCCGGCGCTGCGGGCTCGGCCTCCACCTTGGCGACAGGCTGGACAGCCTTCAGCGGGTCGTACTCCACCCACCCATGCACCGCATCGGCCTTGGCTTCAAGGTCGCTGATCGCAACCTTGGACCCGTGCTTAGGATGTCTCAGGTAAATCGGCATTCTGGGCCTCGTCTTGCGGTGCTTCGAGTCGCTGCAGCAACATCCGGTACGCTGAGATAGTCGCTTGAGCCTGAATCTGAAAGACCTGTGCCTTCTGCAATTCAGCCTCAAGCGACTGGATTTCAGCCTGTAGATACTCGGCTGTAATGCCCATTACGGCGCGACGCTGGTGCACATGATGTAGTACGGCGTGCCGTTCGCCGCCACGATGCGAATCGTGTGCGTGGAGTCGGCAGATACCTGAGCCACCACCATCGCGGTCGGGACATTCAGCAGGTTCGCCACCGTCCCCGTACCGGAATTGGTGAAGCGGATGAACGAAGCGTTCGTCCAGGTGCCGCCGGACGCGAAGTCCGAATCAGCCTGAATCGCCGCGATCGTGCCGCCTGGGTTGGTCGAAGAACCGCCCAGAGTGGCGCGCAGCGCGTTGCCAGCCCCTGAGATCGTGCCCGATCCGTTGATCGACAGCGAGATATGCGCGCCGTTGATCGTGCCGCCGGCCGCCGCACCTACACCGGTGACCTGCGAGAACGCGCGGAGCGTTTCGCCGGAGCCGGTGCTGGTGAATACCAGACGCTCGTACCGCAATCGGGTATCGCCCGAAGCCGCCGAGGTCGTGGCATAGGCCGAATTCAGGTTTGATGCCGTGGTGATGGCAACCGGCGAGGCTGAAGTGCCCTGCGCGGAGCCTCCGGGGGTCGTGACAGCGCCATTGAAAACCGCTGCGCCGCTGACCGTCAGACTGTCAAGTTCTGGGTCCGCGTACGCAACGCCAATCGGTTTGGTGTTACCCATGTGATTCTCCGTAGCGGGGCCGAGCGAACCCGGCCCCTATTGGGTTACGAAACGCGGTAGACCGTGTACGTCGGAGTCGTTGCGGTCTTGCGGAACCGGAACGTACCCGATGAACCCGCCGAGGTCGTGATCGGCATGGTCACCATGCCCACCAGCGTGAGGCCGGTGTTGGTGATGACCGTGATGATGCCGCTCGACGTGCCCAGGTTGACGATCGTCAAGTCGAACGTGCTGCCGACCTTCATGTTCGTCATCACTGCGTCGATGTCCGCGGCAGTCGGCAGGGTGTAGCTGGCTGCGGAGGTGGACGGATCGCCCACCAGAACACCGCCAGTCACCTGTGCCGCCGTCAGCGTTGCCGTTGCGGTTGCGGTCTGCGGAGCGGCCATGACGCCGATGCGCAGTTCGTTGAGGTTGCCATCGTTCTGCTGATAGCCGCCGCCTACATTGGGAATTGCCATTTGAATCTCCTGAATGATGTATGGAGAGCGAAAGGGCCAGCCGGAGCCGGCCCTTATGCGCTAGCCCCAGAGGCGGACGCCCATCTGCGGGCGGATGGTCGAATAGCCATACAGAACGTCGATACGGCACGGCATGCGGTCGTTGTTGATGTCGTACTGACGGACAATTCGCATGCCGATACCGTTGTGGTTCTTGCGGGAGGCCATGTCGACGCCCTGCGGGAGCAGCAAATCCGCGCTGGCGAAGGTGATCGCATCCTTGTGGTAGATCAGGTTCTGCGGGTACTGCGTGCTCGCAGCGCCCATGAACGTGACCGTCGCACCCGACTGCGGGAATGCGTCGATGGTCGCCAGCGCGTGAGCACTGGTGTACATCGCCGGCTGGATCGACACACCGCTGGCAGCGCCGCCGCCCGAAGCCGACGCGGCTGCGGTGACGACGAACTGCTGCAGCGAGCCGGTCGATTCGCGGGTCTGCGGGTTGACGGCATACACGCCGGAAACCGTGAAGACATCGCCGACCGTCACGGTGCCCGAAGCGCCCAGACCCGCCAGATCGATCGTCGCCTGGCCCTGCGTGCTCACGGTGGTGCCGACAGTGCCGTTGGTGCGGCTGCCGGTCGTGAACTGCTTGATCGACTGGCTCATGTTGATTTCCTCATACCCGAGGACGCCGGTGCCCATCATGCCGTTCTTGAACTGACGCGAAACCGTGTCAGTCGGGTTGAACAGGCCCTTCATGCCTTCGACCAGACCGGCGTTTGCAGCCGGGTTGACCGTGGCATAGCGGGGGGACATGACCGCCGCGGCTTCGTTGAGCTTCTGCTGGCCCTGCAGCAGCACCAGCGAGGTCGCCGGCGTGGTGCCTGGGGTGCCGACCGACTGGTAAATGCCCTTGTAGGCATTCGCCACGTCCGCGTCGATGCTCGATGCCAGCTGGCTGATGCGCGGCTTGAGCACGCGGTCAGCGAAGTCGTCAAGCTGCATCGTCAGTTCGGCGGTCGTGAAGTTGACGCCGATATGTTTCTGACTCGAAACCGTCAGGGTGGTGTACTGCTCGTTGTCATCCTGCACCTGCAGGGCAGCGCCGTCAGTCACCAGCGCGCGGTCGGGCAGACGGATGCGCAGCGTGGAGCCAATTTTGGCGCCCTGCACTGCGAAACTGTCGTCGAACTGCTTGTTGATGTTGCGGGTGATGACGAGGTTGTTTTCCAGGATCTCCAACGCCTTGTTGGTGATCATGTCGATCGTCAGCAATGAATTAGACACGGTATTTCTCCAGATTGATTAGCGGGTTTGCCCCAGCTTCTTCATCTGTCTGGCCCGATCGGCTGCGATCCATTCCGATGTACTCATCGATTCCGCAGCGCGCGGGTCGGTGGTGTCGTGAACTTTCGCTGCCGTGTTGCGGTTGCCGGTGACAGGGGTGATAGGCGCTGGTGCCGTCGATGTCTTGCGCGTCGGAGGGGCATCGGCCAATTTGGCCTCAATCCGCCCGATTTCCTTGGCCTGCAGAAAGGGTACGAGCTTGGAAATACGTTCCGCTTCCTTCGGATTCGTCCCAAGGTGGTATGCCACCTCTGGACCGATCTCCGAATGCTTGATCGTTTCGGCCATCACTTTCGTGATTTTCAGCGTTGGATTTTCCACGACCTGTTTAAAGTCGTCGTACTTCTCCATCGCCGCTTCAACACGCTCGTGAAATGCCTCTTCGACTTCAGTCTGCTGCCGTTCCGCGTCCCGTTGGGCCAGCAACTGTTCGGCTTTCTGGAGCGCCAGCGCTTCCGCGTAGGCTTCCGTTGACTCGAACTGTTCCGACTTCACTTCGACCGGAGCGGCGGGTTTCTCAACCCTAACGCTCTGCTGTCGCTCCCATTTTCGCTGCTCTCTTGCAAGTCGTTTGCCGATCGCGGCGTCAAGTTCTTCCTGTGTGAAAGTCTTGGGCTCCGCTGCTGGCACAACTTCCGGCGCTCCATCTTCAGCAACAGGTGCCGCCGTGGCGACCTGTCCCGACGCGGGGGTGACTTCCGCTACAACCTGCGACTCTTCTGACATTGCTGAATCCCTTGGATTCCCCGGTCGTAAGGGCCGGTACTATTGGAAATAACTATCGTCCTATTGAACTTGATAGTCAAGGCACATTAAGTGACCTTCTGATTGTTGACGGCCTGGAGCAACGCCGTATCGGCGGCGTTCATGGATGAGTAGGTCGGGAAATTTGCCATCGTCTGAGAGACACTGAAATTGTCCTTGACGTTGAGGTAATCCAGCTCGCCTGCAGTGTTCGTCCCCTGGATGAAGAACCCATAGGTTGCGGTATGCACGGTGTTCGCATTGATATTGCTGCATCGCATCCGAATAAGATCGAGCCCGATCTTTGGCGTCCCAGATGGTGTAACGAAAGTGTTGTTTGCAATGAGATTAAACGCCGTGATCTGGGATAGTGTGCCCGCCGTCAAGCATTGACTCCTAGCCGCCCCGACCGTGAATCGATTGCCAATGACCTGACATCGGTTCAGAACGGCCATCGTGCATTCCTGCTGGAATGTGTTGTCGGCAATCAGGCAATCCGTCAAAGACGTTCCAGCCACGTAGAGGTGGCGGAAAGCTGAGATGGTGCAGTAAATGACATTCCCGGTGAAGTTGCCGCGCGTGACTGTCGGAGCCGGGCGCGAGCCTTCCTTGGTGATGCGGATTCCGTATGAAAGAACCTGGGACTTGTTCAGATCTTCCAGCATGTGATTGTCGGAGACAGTGATGTCTTCGCAGGCGTCATGCAAAGACACGCCCGTACCAGCCTTCATCGATATACGGTTGCCGGTGACAATGACATCCCGACATTTCTCGATCCATACACACGACGACAGGTCGTTCGCTGAAACAAGCGCCATGTTCCGGAAAATATTTCCAGAAACCAAAATAGCGTTGGAAGTGAAAAGATAAATCGGCGCGAAGTAAGAAGCTCCATGCGCTGTTCCATCGAACCCGTCGAAGATGTTGTTGGTGATTGCGATGTTTCTACACGTATTCGCCCAGCTGAATGACGGCACCGACCGAGTGTCTGAATAAGCCACAGAGATGATCGATGTGAATTGCACGCCATTCGCGCGGGTATCACCGAAGTAGTTGCCGTCGATGAGAATCTGTTCGTCCCATCCGTTCGTATCGCTCGACGTGTTCGAGGTGTCGGTGAGACTGACCTTGATTTCCACGGCTGTTCCGAGACGCGTCTTGCAGGAGATGAACCGATTTCCCTGAATAACGCAACGCTCACCCGACGTGTAAAGGTCGATGTAGTTGTCAAGCGATTCCATGAAGGTATTGTTGCTGATGATGCCGTAGCTTTTCAGCGACGCATGCAAAAGCTCGTTCGTATTGGTGAAGTTGTCGCCGTCGAGAAGGTTGTTGGTGATGGTGAAGTCAGCGCACCCGACAAGCTGCATGCCATAGAGGATTTCACACCCATCTATCGTCATGTAGTTGATATTGGTCGCCATGATCCCGAGTGACGATGCAACGGCAGTCCCAGGGCTGAACGTGATGTTCACGCGCTCCAGTTTCTGTCGGTAATAGATCGTCGGGGTGACTGTTGATCCAGCGAGGAATACCCCGTATACGGCGTTATTGGATACCACGTTGACATCGCGCACGGTGATGTCATCACCTGCCACGCGCAAGGAGCCGGTGATTGTTCCACCGTCGCCATAGATGTTGCAGGTGACATCGACAATCGAGCTGCAAAGGTAATTTTTGGACGAATTCAACCGCACAGTCCCACCAACAGACGTCGCATAAGTGATCGCGGCTTGCATGGCTGTCGAATCGTTGGTTACGCCGTCCCCAACTGCGCCATAGTCATCCGGCGTGACGCGCTCCCTCAGCTTGGACTGAGCCGTGCGCAGAACAGCGCCGGACCCGGCCTGTATGAATCCAATCAGGCTTGACCCCGACGAAGAAGCAAAGCCACTCAGGATGCCGCTGGCATTACCAGTGATGTTGTCGTATGTGCCAACCAGACCGCCGTCAGCATCATTGACGACAATCTTGTATGAGTTACCGTCAGTCAGCCAGATTTCACCACCGGCCGGAACGCGCCCCTCGGCATCCAGTTGGATCGGATTCGAGTGCTGGACGTTCCCGTTGATGGTGGTATAGGTCGCTTCAGGCAACACACCGCCCGACCCATAGGTGTAGAGCAGCCCACCGGCCAGCGGGAGCCCGTTCTGGTCAAAGAACTGGTCACCAGCACCCGAGTACATCGACAGCTGGACGGTAGGCATTGCGGCTATTCCTTGTTGATCGGCTTCGCGTAGACGGTGCCGCCGGTGGACAACTGAACGGCACTCACCCGCCACGGGCCAGTCACGTTCAGCGGCACCTTGAAGCGCACGAAGGTGTTTGCCGGGATCAGCGTGCTGCCGGACGTTGCGACAACGCCGGTGCCGACCTCCACATAGCAAATCTGATCCGACCAGACGATGACGCCCTGCGGCCCCACGTTCCAGGTCGCGGTGTTGCCGGCCGTGCCGGTGTATGCGGCTGAGCGATTCGGGAAATCGACCTGCCCGCACGGATTCACAAGGTCATACATAGTCACATCCTCGGTTGTGTGATGTCGCCCGTTGCCATCGCTGCGTCAACGGTGCCGCGGGCAATGTCCTGCATCTGCTCTGCCGACATCGCCGGCTGGGTTGCGCTGATGCGCTTGGTTTCGGCGTCGTAGGCCTTGATGCCGGCCTCCTGCTCCTTGATGGCCAGTTCGCGCGCTTCCATCGACTGCTGGACGTTCTGCAGCATGCTCATCATCTGCTGCATCTGCTGGCCCATATCCTGAATCTGCTGGTTCGCCGCCTGCAGCTGTGGGTTCTCATCGGACTCGTCCATGAGCTTCGGATCGATCGTCTTGGCAAAGCGCTTCGCCATCTCCTGCGCGCCGGGCCAGTCCATGTTCTTGATGAACAGGTCACCCGCCACAGCCCACAGCTGTTCATTGCCCTGCAGCAGCTGCGCCATTGCTTCGAGCGCTTCCTGCCGCTTCGTCGCGTAGCCGGGGCCAGTCGTGACCACCACGTCATACTTACCCACGCTCGGGTTGTAGATCTTCTCGATCACGACGTTCGGGTTCTGCGGGTCAATGATCTTCTTGACCGGCTCGGCCTGCGTCGGGTCCAGCTTCGCCATCTTGGCTTCGCCGTCCTCGCCGATGATTCTGGCAATGCGCGCCGTGTCGTAGATCTTCGGGATCAGGTCGACCAGCTGCCGAGTACAGTACCGGACTGCGCGGGCAAGGTTATCGACGTAGTGATACGTGCCTTTGTCCGACTGGCGCTCGCGGGCGATGATCGCCTTGCCGCTCTTTTCGTTCGAGCCTACGCCCAGGCTGGCGTCGTACTGTCCCGTAGCTGACTTGATGTCGTCAGCCGCGCCCATCTTGGCCTGAATCAACCCGTTCTGGGCCTGCGGAGGCGGCGCACGCTGCGGCAGCGGCAGCGGGTTGCCCTGACCGTCCATCGCCTCGGCGTTGACCTCAAGATACGGCCAGTTGACGGTGTTGGCCGACTTCCAGTTGCGCTCATAGCCCTCGAACTGGCCCGAGTAACCGATAAACGGCGCTTTGGGCGCAAGGGCGAGCATTTCAGCCTCTTGCGAGGCCCAGTAATTGTAGAGGCGCTGCGGGTCTTTGGCGTTGCGGATCAGGCCAGAGACGTACAGCCGACCCTCCACCTCGAACTCATTGCCGATCACGCGGATGACAGGAATCCACTGCCCGGCCCATTCGCGCTCTTCGAGGATTTCGTACCCGTTGGTCTTGCACCACTTGACCGTCTTGCGCTCGGACGGACGAGATCGGACAGGCTTCGGGTAGATCGATCGGAGGTATTTGTCCTCCTTCGTGCCCTCGAACGCGGTCAGGTTCCCCGGATACAGGTTCAGCGTCTTGCTGCTGCGCTCGATGTAGAAGTATTCCGCAATGCGGATCGTGTCCTGACCGAGCCACTGAGACAGCGACTCATCACCGACGCCCATGGAGCGGAGCGTCGATACCGGCGACGCGTTCGGGAATTCGCGCTCATACTCCGTCTGCAGCATGTCCTCGGCGATGAAGCACCAGTTCGCATCAGACCCACAAGGATCCTGAATTAGAGGGTCCATGTAGACCGAGAAACTGTTGCGGATGCGCTTGATCAGGATGTCCTGCTCGAACGAGTCAGGATTGCAGTATTCGGTCAGGAGACGGAAATACCCCTCTCCGTAAGTCACCTGATTTTCGCAGGCCGTGTCGTAGGCGACGTCGGCGTCCGACATGTATTCGATATGCCGGACAATGCCATTGAAGATTTCAGCGACTTCAACGTCTGCTTTGTCGTCGGCCGGGATGACCTTGCCGCTCGGGCGGTTCTGGCGCTGATCGTTCGTGACCTGGCGCACGTGCTGCGGCAGCTTGTTGATGGTCAGGCAGGGCCGCGCCATCACGGTCGCGCCGCTCTGGTTCGTGGTGCGCGAGTTCAGCACTTCCTGCGGCCACTGCCACTGGTTGTCGGGCGAGCCGGCCATGAACTTCAGGTCATTCAGCTCGTCCTCACGGCTATCCGACAGCGCGTCAATAGCCATCGACAGGCGTTTGCGCATTTCGGATAGGCGTTCGCTATCGTCGCCAGCGTTAGCGACCTTCGCAGCAGCGTTGATGCCTGTGTTATCCAATCCTATGCCCCCATCCAACTGCTTGAGCCGGGCACTTCCATGCTGCGGTGTGATTCGTCTCTGGGCTTCTTCGCGGGCTTGGTCAGGCCGGGAAATAGCTCAGCGAGGCCCCAGATTAGCGCATCTGCGCGGTTCGGGCTATTCGAGCCCGTGTAACCGTGGGTCGAGAACCCGCCAAGCTCGTCCTCAAGCTCGGGGAAGTTGCCGACGTGCCGTACCTTGCCCTGCTCGTACATGGCGCTGAACGGCTCCGCGCGCTGGACCTTGCCGCGGCTGGCCGTGACCTTCTTGAACGGGGTCCGCGGCCGTGCAACCTGAATCGTCTGCTGGACCATGGCGCCGCCGAAATTGACTTCCCCGACCACGCAATCCGCCGAATGCCGGTCGAATGCGTTGGTAGCGACTTTGCCCCAGGTTCCAGGGCCAGCCTTGACCGTGCAGTCCTCCAGAACGTAGGCATTGCCGTCCGTGCCCAGGCCCAGCGCAAGGATACCGATCGCGTCATTGTCGGCGTTGTCCGTGTCGTCTGCGCCGCTCGGGTCAACCGGGATGACCACGCGGACCATATCCGGAATCGAGCCGTCCAGAACCCGCCACTTGTCAATGTGCTCCTCGGGGAACAGGGCGTTCGGGTTGGCGTCAGCGAACCTGCCGTCGAGGAAGCGGGCGCGCATGCGGGCTGGGAGGCTTTCGAGCTGCTTGATGTACTCAGCGCTGAGATTTTCCTGATTGTCCTTAGGATTCATCTGGAACGAGACATAGTCGTCCGGATTGGATAGCCCTATCCGTGTTTCTGGGTCACGCTTCTCGATAAATAGCCGATACGTCCAGTGCGATTTCGGGGGCGGATTACAATCGTAGAAACATCGAAGTTTGAGCGGCATCGGCTCGCGTCCCTCAATGTTCTGTGTGACCAATTGAGCAAAGCGGGTCAGCGCAACGAGGATCGAACCCCATGGAATCTGGCTGCACTCGTTGAAGTACAGCGTCACGAACTCCATGCCCAGGATCTTCTCTACGCGCTCCTTGTCGTCGAGTCCGGCGAACCAAATCTGAGATCCTTTCGGCAGATCGACGTACATCTCCTGAGCGTGTGCCGTGTACTTGACGCCAGGGAAGCATTCCCGCATGACCTTGGGGAACGTATCGAGGAATACTGACGCCTTCAGATGGTTCAGACGAAATCTGAATATCGCGTGTCGCGAGTTGTGCGCCTTTAACGCGCGAAACACAACATTTCGGACCAGCAGAAACGTCTTTCCAGATCGACTTCCACCAAAGAGCATGACGTGGGTTGCGAGGCCTGCACAGACTGCCATCGCTTCCAGCTGCTTGGCGGTTAGCTTCACAGCGTCTCGTCGTGATTCGAGGCGATGATCCGAACCGGCCCGCCGCCCTCGCCTACATGCTCAGTTCGCGCCAGCTTGGGGATGTGGTACTCCACAACGTCCATGTAGCACTGGAACGCGGCCTTGGCGTCATCCTCGGCAATCCGGTCGAGCCAGCCTGTCAGGCGGTCGACGTTGCCCTCAACGAACTGCGCGATAGCCGCTCTGGCGTTCTGGGTCGCCTTGTTCGGCACGCCCTTGACTCGTCCAATGCCAGCGTTCGGTGGTCTGCGCTTCTCACCACCTTTCACGACTTTACTGTCATTTCGGGCCATCTTCCTTCCACTCCTTCGAGCCGCTGTACTTAGTCAGCGTGTATGGAGAATAGCGGGTTTTATAGGATTTGGCTATCGATTGGCTTTGTAGTCTGCTCGACAAAGCCCAATGGCTTCATCCATCGTTGTGCCCATTCCGATTATCTCGCAGGCCTTCCATGCTTCCCAGAGGTAGATAGGCGCCGTTCCGACCCGGCAGACGGTGTAGCTCCATCCCTTGCCCGCTGGAACACCGATGCAGGCATCGTTTACGGTTTTCCAGCCATCTGGTGGTTCCACCTCAATCCTGCCAGAACGGGACTGGCGCTCCATCCCACAGGAAAGCGGCGCATCCATCCACGATGAATTCATCACCTAAGATGGCAACCTGGTAGATGCGCTTGCGAAATGGCGGCCGAATGTCTCGCGGGATTCCCGGCTCCATTACGCCCGTTTGCTGGTCTGCGCCGGAGATATGAACGCAGGTCATCATTTTCAGTATGACAGTCTTGTCTGATCTGGATAGGACCGTGTAGAAACTTCCGCCGCCTCCGTCGCCATGGTTGCGTCTAATCAGGATGGCGCCGGGCTCTATCCGATTGGCGATCTTGGGGATTAGGTCGGATTTCACAGGTCATCCCCTAGCGTGGGCAGGTTGCGTCCCATCTTTCTCAGCAGTTTCCCGATGGGCACAGCCTCCGCACTCTTTGGTCCCGCTATGGCCTCTCCAGAAGATCCGCCATAGACCAACTCAGTCAGACGCCCGCGCGCCATGTCATCGCTCATGTGGTGCATTGCGACATCGGTAGTGATGCGCCCGAGCTTTACAGCCTCGGCGATCGGCTCAATCCGGCCGGCCCCATCCCAGCCGGGAGACACCACCCATTCCGCTGGAATCCCGCGAGCTTTGGCGTCCGCCACCAGTTTTAAGTAACCCTCACGGAAAGCCATCCGCGCGCCAACCTTGTCGCCGTCGAGGTAGATAGCCATTGCCGGCCCAGCCGCCAGGTTGGCCTCCACGGTCAGCACCGCGGTGGTGTACTCGTCCTTGGGGATCGAGGCCCAGGCTTCTTCTGGCCCCGGGCGGTCCTCCGGAAGGCGCTCCAGGATCGCGGCGAGGGTCAGGCGCCCCTTGTGCTCGCGGCGGACGCGGGTGAGCGCCAGCAGGACCGCTTCGGGCGGATACGCCGCCAGATCAGCAACGATCACCTTGCCGGCGGCTTCGCTGAGATCCGAGCCGCATAGTTCGGCAGTTACGGCGAGGGCCTGAAGAATGTCTTTCACGGTACGGCTCCTTGCGATGATTGGGCTTCGAGTTCGGCGTGCATCCGAGCGAATACGTTTGATGCGGTCTTGTCGGTTTGGCGGGCCTGGGTTTGCGTCATGGTTCGGTTGGTCAGCCATTCCGTCCGCAACTTCTCGGCATCGCGGAGCAGGAACCCGACTTGGTGCATGGTCTGGACGTAAAAGCTGTTTTGGTGCCGGACATAGAACGCGGCGACCTCGGGGGACTCAGCCTGCCCGACCCGGTTGACGAAGTTGGCCAATTGGCCGTTGACGGTCGCGTTGCCGAGTGGATCGACCCCATACCGTTTCAGATAGGCTTCCGAGTATGCGGCCCAGGTCGCGCGCGTCGGCGGCGGTTCCTTGGGCGGCTTCTTGGCTTTCGGTGCCTTTGGCGGTTTGTCAGCTTTGGCCGGCTTCAGCGTCGGTTCCGGCGGGTTGCCGTCCAAAACCAGAGGCCCATGCACCGAGGGCTCTTTTGGGCCCTCGGAACTGTCTATTGTGGATTGTCTATTGGGGTTGTCTATAAAGGATTGTCTATTGTGTGTATCGATTTGAGACGGCACCTGTATTGTTTCGATACGCTCACCGTCTTGATTTGATACGGGGGGCGTATCGATTTGAGACGCGTCTTGTTTTGATACATGTCTCGTTTTGATACGCGTATCGTTTTGATACGCCTGCCACTTGGTGTAATCCTTAACTACTTCAACAACGTACCCGAATGTACCGTCTCGTTTTGATACGGCCCCTACGGCGACCAATTCATCCAGAGTGGCCGAAACATTCGAGCGCGCTAGGCCGGTGTACTGGGCCAGCCGAGTGACCGTGATGTCGTCGGATTTCTTGTTGAAACCATAGGTACGCCGGATGATCGCCAGCAGCACCTTGGCCTGGCGCTTGCTGAAATCGAACAGGATGATGGCGTCCAGCAGTTCGGACGCGATCCGGGTATAGCCGTCCTCGACCTGCGGGGAGGCCACGGGCTAGGCGCTCTGGGCTGCCAGTTCCGCTCGGCGCAGTTTGACCCGCTGCCGGAATTCCTCTGCCGTTCGCTTGGCGCAGTCAAGGCAGTTACCGGTAGTTGTCCAGCGCTCGGACAGGTGCCCATTCACGCATGCCTTCCCGGTGAAATAGCGGACCAGTCCGCGGTCTGCCGCCTGCCCACGAGTAACAATCTGTCGTTTCACTTTATCCGCCCCTCATATTCATATCCCAGTATTGCACCCCATTCAGCCAAGAGCAAGGGGTAAATCGGTTATGGGCACGCTGATTGCTGTTCCCGACTATTCTGCAACTCCTTCGCCAGCCGCTTGTACCTCGATTCAATCTCGATCAGATCGTCAACGGTGTACTTGCGCGGGGCTTGGTCGGCTTCCAATTCTTCGACTCTGGCTACCCCGATGCGCCGGCACAACTCAGCCCTGTAGAGCGCGATATTGCCGCTCAGGTGGGTATTGCAGGGCTGGCATTGCTTGTGCACGTTGTCTGGCTCAAACCTCAGCTCAGGCCGCGCGCCGGTGCTGAGATAGTGTCCGGCGTGCCACTGTCCTTGGTGTAATCGCCCGCAGGACACGCATGGGAGCGCATCGTCCCTGATCCGGATATAGCGGTTGAAGGCGAACTGCGCCAACTTGATCCACTCTCGCCGCGTCCGGAGCTTGAATCGCCCCTCGGCCTTGCGCTTGCGGGCCTGCTTCTGCTGGATCTCGCGCGCCAGCTTCACGGCACACGTTGGACTGCACCACTTCTCAAGACTCGACCGCGGCCTGAATTCCTTTCGACATTCCTTGACGTCGCATTTTCGGAGTGCGCGGGGCTTTAGCATCCCAGTTTCCTCGCAATCTCAGCGCCGGCCGGCGTGAGGTCATTCTTGTTTAGGGGGATTTTCACGGCCTGCACTCCATGTAAGCCATCATGAATTCCGCCGCGAGTTGAGGGACGATGACGTTTCCGTAGGCGCGCAGTCGTCCCATGTGGGTGGGAACCCGACGAGCCATCGGGCTAGTGCCGGGTTCGCTGCGACGGGTGAATCCGAGCCGGTCAGTGATTCGCACGCTGGCGTCCCAAGGTACTGCGCAGCTTGCCGCGGGAACTGATCGAGCCGCACTCGATCGCCGGACTGCGTCGCCATGCCCGGAGTGTCCTTCCAGTCCCGCGTCGTCGGTGTGACCCACCCAGTACAGCCGTTGCCGGATATGCGGCGCGGAGACGCCCGCAGCGCACAGATCGCCCCCCCCCGCTGCATATCCCATCGTTTCCAGGTCAGCGCGTACTCGGGAGAACCAAACGCGGCCATCCGCGCTCGCAACCTGTTCTCCAACGATGTCTGCAGGGCGACGCTTTTCGATGAGCCAACTGAGCTTTGGCCAGTGATGCCGCGGGTCTGATTCTCCGAGGCCGAGCCCGATGACGGAGAAGGGCTGGCAGGGGCAACTGGCGCTCCAAAGAGGTCGATCGTCATCCCAGCCGGCAAGTCGCGCAGCAAGGGACCACCCTCCGATGCCGGCGAAGAAATGGCATTGGGTAAATCCGTTGAGGTCTTCTGGCTGGACAAGCTCAATACTCCGATCGTCAACAACGCCAGGCGCGATCAGCCGGGCAGCAATGAGGTTGCGCAACCAATGGGCCGCGTACTCGTCATTCTCGTTGTACCAGGCGCTCACCGACGCGACATCCGCACCAACCACGGATGAATCCTCATCGCCACCACAATCCCAAATGGACCTCCGAGCAGATAGGCCGCATTGTCCATCCAGTCCGTAGGCTGCGGGACGATCTTGAGAAGCGCCAGATTGCAGGCTCCGATCATCAGCGAAGTGCAGAAGGCCATCGCCTTGTGTCCTCCGTTGACGTTCAGGGATTGCAGCCCCAGCGCCAGCACTACGCCGAAGGTGCAGGCGAAGATTAGGAGGGAGGTCATGGCTGGCGGATCATCCGACTAAGCCACGTTCCGCCAGACTTGCCTCCATCGACTACACAAAGCTCTCTTTTGGACTCTGGGTTAAGGGCGGATGCCAAATCGATTTCAGCCCCACCGAGAACATCGCGCAACAAGTCCGGCATTTCCCGCTGCACCTCTGGCGGCATGTCGCTGAAATTCACGCAATGCAACAAACGAAGAATCTGATAAGCCCGAGCATTCGGCACAACGTTCGTCATCTTCAGAATGTTGTCCACCGTGCAGATTGAGAAATGCCCATCCTTGAGCATCTTCCTGAGAGCAGTTTCTGCAGCAAATATCTGTAGGCTGTCCATCACGCGGCCATCCTCTGAATGTAAATCGTGTATGTCTTACCGTGGTTTCTCATCTCGTGGATACCTCTGCGAATAGGGGGTTACTGAATGTCGAGTTCTTGCTGCTTTCTCTGCCGCCCGCCGACGAAATCGCTGCGCACTCTGCGATGACCGGAGGGGATGTCTCGGAATGAACGTATCGCCTTCACGTACTGGCGGCGCATGGTCTTTCTGAATCGACCGCAGGCCATCAGTTCCATCGCCATCTCATCCAGCGCCGTCTCTATGTCGGAGCGTTGGCGGTCGGTGAGTTTCATGAGGGCTTTGCGGCTTGCTTGGCTTTGAGCGCAGCGGCGCGCTTCTCGGCGGCTTTGCGTTCTGCCTCGATGAAGTTCTCAAGGGCTTCGAGCATATCTAGGCTCGGGTACTCTGCGAGTATCGTGGCATTGTCTGCGTCAAAATCGTCAGCATCGAATACCGTCATTTCTGCGTCACGAATTGCCTGAGCCATGGCCTGCTCTTCGTTATGCGCAGCGACATTGATCGTGATCGTACCGCTGTATCTGACCCGTACCTCGTACATTTTCGGCCCCGGCAGCACGTTGGTGCCTGCCAAGTTCTCCGCGCAACTCAGGTGATAGAACTTGCCGTCAAGCTCCTTGTGCGCCCCATCAATCGGCCGCGTGCAATCTTCGCAGTTCATGAACCCACTCCTACGCTCTTGTGTGATCTGCCAGCCCGAATACAGCGCACGGTCGGCAGCGGGATGTTCAGGCGCTCGGCCGCTTCACGCGCGGTCGCAGCGGAACGAATGTCGATGACCTGTGAGGGCGTCAGATAGCTGCGCGGGATCGTCTGCTGCGCTTCGCACTCGCCATAGGCTAGGCGTTCTGTGAGGCGCACCGCTGCATTCAGGTCCGACAGCAGGGTAATCAGATGCGGATTACGGTCGGCGCGGTCTACGGCGTCCATGAACGCACTGAGCGCAGTCCGCAGCTCGGCCGTGGTCAGGGCTTCGATGAGGTCGAGGCTCATGGCTTGCAGGCTTCGATGGCGGCATCCAGCGCCTGCCAGTCCTCGTCGTATGTCGAGTCATTCAGGCCCGCTGCTGCGATGGCGAGGCGAGCACGCTTGGCGGCAGTCAGCAGCTTGTCGCGCTGCTTGGTCAATTCACCGACCTTACTAGACAGAAGATCGTTGCGCTCAATAATTTTGTTGCCGATATCGATGAGCGCTTGGACTGAACCGGTAGCCTGCATGTCGCCATCCGTGACCCCCGCGCAGGCGTTGACGCAGGCGACGATGCGCGGGAAGCATCTTGAATCAACCCACGGATATCCAGGATCATCGCCAATGAACTCGTCGCCGGTTGCGTCCGCGATCATGTTGCAATGATCCTTTCCTGCATTGCGAGGAATGAACGTCCACGGCTCCGGCGGCCACTCCTGTTTCTGTTCTGTGCTCATGGCTTTCCACTCTCCATTTCGTGCAACTTCATTGCGGATTGATACTCAGGGTCGGACCACGAAACCTGCCGCGCGGAGCCGAATGCCCAGATGGTTTGAATGACGGAATCGAAAGCGCGCTTGCTCAGCTTCTTGCTGCTCTTGCTCAACATGACGAACCCTTCGCCATCTGGATGCGGGACTGACTCCTGCCCGAGCGCGACAGCGACGAAGATTCCGCGCCAATCGTCCTTGCTCAGCCGCCGACCGAACGGTGCCACCGATACATGGACGTACTCACCACGGTCATTCATGCGGATTTGCTTGGACAGGTCGCCGCAGGTCGCATTCAGTAACTTGCGCTGCTTCCAGCTGATGATGTCAAAGCTCTCGATTATGACGCGGCATCCGCCCTCGGCAGCTTCCGTAATGGCCGAAATGACGACGCCATACTTGGCCCGCCAGTCCATGCCGTCTACTAGTTCTATCTCAGTCATGGCCGTATTAGGGCACGTATTAAGTTACGCGTCAAGGGTTGCGTTGCGTATGAAAGTGTGCAAGGATTGGTTATCGAAGCGGCAGACCAAACGGAGCGCATCAAATGAAAGAAACACCTTGCAGAGTCACCCTCGACCTGAACGAGTACGAACACCAGCAGGAGGAATCTCACGCCCGCAATCAGGATATGCGCGAGCTGGCCTTCTCCGAGGCGAACACGGAACTGCTGTCGAACCTCGAATCGTTCGCTGACGCCCTGTGCGACATCAACGACACGCTGGCGCACTGGAATATCCCGGACAGCAAGATGCAGACGGTCGGCTATCTGCGCGGCCCGCTCAAGCGCGCTGTCGCGATCAAGGCGCTCAAGGCGATGCAGTCGCTCCTTGCTGACCAGCAGTACGCCAAGCCGATGACGGAGCGCGAGACGGCGATTGCCGATCTGTTGAGCGTCGAAATCGAGTATTGGCGCGAGCAGAAGGTGCAGGAACTCGTGGAGGCCTATTCATGAGCATCCACAAGCTGAACCTCGCGGAGCTTGCCGCAGCAAAGGCGATGCTCGACGCGGCACGCATCGTCGCCCTCGAAATCGTCGAGCCGCGCACCGCCGCACTGTTCGCGGCTTACATGGACTCCGACTGCGCCAACTTCCGCGCCAAGGTCGATCTGATTCTTCGCGAACAGACGGCAGAGGTGGAGTCATGAGCGGCGGCACGTTCCGAGGCAGGCCGCTGATGAAAGATCTGCGCCTCGTCATTAAGCCGCAAGGATGGTTCACTAACACCGGGCCGGTCCGCCCACAACTCAATGTGTTTGACGGTGAGCGCCCGGTCATGACGGCCTATATTGATTTGCAGGGCGCTATCTCTGCATGGGTTACGAATTGGGGGATCACCGGCCCGACCTGCGAACCCATCCCCGCAGCCGATGTTTGCAAACTTATGGGCTGGACGATTCCCGCATAACCAGGAGATTCATAATGAACGCAGTTGTAGAGACACGGCAGCACGATATTCAGGCGGTCCAGTTCAATACGCAGCAGGTTGATCTGATCAAGCGGACCATCTGCAAAGGCGCATCTGACGATGAACTGCAGTTGTTTATGCACGTATGCAAGCGCACGAAGCTCGACCCGTTTGCACGCCAGATTTACGCCGTCAAGCGATGGGATAGCCGCGAGAAGCGCGAAGTCATGGCGATTCAGACCAGCATCGACGGCTTCCGCCTGATTGCCGAGCGCAACGGCCAGTACGCCGGCCAGCTCGGGCCGTTCTGGAGCGATGGCAAGCTCTACCCGCTCTATGACAGCGAAGGGCGTTTGATCGGCGAGGATTTCCGCTGGCTGTCGGCGTGGATCAGCGCTACCCCTCCCGCAGCGGCGCGCGTCGGCGCTCTGCGTCGTGACTTCAAGGAGCCGTGCTGGGGCGTGGCGACGTATTCAAGCTACTGCCAGACCAACAAGGACGGCGGTCCGTCGAATCTGTGGGCGAAGATGCCGGAAGTGATGCTGGCGAAGTGCGCCGAATCGCTGGCGCTTCGCAAGGCCTTCCCGAACGAACTGTCGGACGTTTACACCGAGGAGGAAATGCAGCAGGCCGAGACAGTTTCGCCGCTCGCGCTCGCTGTCGAGAAGCATGCCGAAACCATCGTCGCAATCAAGGAAGGCATCGCCAGTGGACAGCTGTTCAAAGCTGCCGAGGCATGGTCCGAACTGAACAACGATGAGAAGCAGGCGCTTTGGGTCGCGCCGAGCAAAGGAGGTCCATTCACTACCCAGGAACGCGAAGTGATGAAAACGCCTGAGTTCCGCCAGGCCTACACGCCGGATCAGCAATGACCACCGCCTACATCACCAAGTACGCCCTGACCCGAGGCGTGATCAAGGCAGAGGGTACGGTCGGCGCTTACGGCGGGACGTTCACTGTCGATGGGCGCTGCTACCACTCAGCCGAATGGCGCCCGACGCTGGAACAGGCGATAGCCAACGCCAAGGAGCGCAAGCTGCTGGCCGTGGCAAAGGCCGAACGGGAACTGATCCGCGCGAAGGGCATTGAGATATTCGTAGCGGCGTAGATTTCTGCGTATTTGACATTTACCGAATTGCGTAGGAAGATACGCATTACTTATGGAAGGAGATTGAAATGAGCAAGATTATTCGCCAGGGCGATTGCATGCTGGTCGCCATCAAGGCTATCCCCGCTGGCTGTGTTGAAGTCGAGCCGAAGAATGGCCGTATCGAACTGCTGTGGGGTGAGTCGACTAACCATTGTCATGCCATCGCCGACTGGGCTCCGCCGACCATGGATGACGCGCTTCAGGTCGCCAAGAACGCTATCGGCCTCGCCGGCCGTCGCGCACGCCTGCTGATGGCCTCGAACGGTGCGCGCTACCTCGAAGTGGCAGAGACGGTGAATCTCACCCACGAAGAGCACACCTCGCACGCCATCCCCAAGGGCTTCTACGAGATCCCGCAGCAGGTCGAGTACAGCGTCGGTAACATGCCGCGCCGCGTGACGGATTGATCGCCATGCGCATCGACAAAATCACGAAGGAGCAGCAGGCCCGTTTCGGCGAATGGACCCAGAAGTGGCTGACTGTCGGGCTTTCGACAGAACCCGCTGACTTCGAGAAAGCCACAGCCGCCGCTCTCGAAGGCTACCGCCTTGCCAATCTCGACAAGCCGATGGTCATCCTGCGCATGGGGAGCCCCTATGCGGCGACGATGGGTGGCGCTTTGGCCTGGACCTATCTCCGTCAGTTGAAGGGGGCTCAGGTCGGGGATCAGGTCAGGGATCAGGTCTGGGCTCAGGTCGGGGATCAGGTCGGGGATCAGGTCGGGGATCAGGTCGGGGATCAGGTCTGGGATCAGGTCGGGGATCAGGTCAGGGATCAGGTCGGGGATCAGGTCGGGGCTCAGGTCGGGGATCAGGTCGGGGATCAGGTCTGGGATCAGGTCTGGGCTCAGGTC